GTCAGGGTCATTACAGTTCCCAAGACGCTCAAGGCACCTCGTATAATTGCCATCGAGCCAACCTGCATGCAATATACACAGCAGGCCATACTCGAGTCAATTACGGAATACATTCACGGGGATGATCTCCTGCGAAGTATTCTCGGATGGTTGGATAGAACTCCTAACATGGTTCTAGCCCAACAGGGTTCCAGAGATGGAACTCTAGCTACACTCGATTTGAGTGAAGCCTCCGATCGTGTCTCGAATCAGCAGGTACGAGCTCTTCTAGCAAACTGGCCTCATTTATTTGAGGCTGTGGATGCCTGTCGATCTCGAAAGGCTGATGTGGATGGCCATGGCGAAATCCGCCTGGCCAAATTCGCGTCTATGGGTTCAGCGCTTACCTTTGCTATGGAAGGGATCGTTTTCACGACCCTAGTCTTCCTTGGCATTGAAAAAGCGCTCAACACAGCCATGACCCCTGCTCTCGTTAGAGAGTTTATGGGCCGGGTGCGCGTGTTCGGAGATGATATTATTATCCCCGAACAGATGACACAATCCGTGATCGATTCACTTGAGATGTTTGGTCTCAAGGTGAATCGTGACAAGTCTTTCTGGACTGGCAAGTTCAGAGAGTCTTGTGGTGGTGATTATTATGACGGACATGACATTTCACTTGTCAGAGTTCGCCAACTCTTCCCCACCTCCCGGAAACAGCACGTGTCCGAACTAGTCGCTACAGTCTCTCTCCGTAATCACCTCTTTGATAGAGGTATGGAGAAGGCTGTAGAATACCTCGATGGAATCATTATGAAAGTGATTCCATATTTCCCCGAGGTACCCCGGACTAGCCAGGCACTTGGGCGCTGGTCTCATGAGCCGATTATGGCTCAGAAGACATGTCCGAACTACCACCGCCCCATGATCAGGGCTTCGGTAGTTCATGACACTCTCCCATCCGATCCTCTGGATGGAAGGGGTGCGCTCATGAAGAGCTTCCTTAAACGCGGCGATCTGCCTTTCGTCGACAGGAAGCACTTAGAACGTGCTGGAAGACCTCAGACTTCATGCATCAAATCTGAGTGGATCTACATCTAGTAAAGATGTAGAGACGGTTTCCACACCGTCGAAGGGATTCTTTCCCTAGGGCCGTAAGACAGCCCAGGGGAGGTGCAATAACTTAA